GTCTGCGCCTTCTCGCGCCGCACCACCAGGCAGCGCTTGAGCTTGGTCAGAGCCAGCCCGGCCAGCAGGTCAGTCTTGCCGCCGCCCGCGGCACCACCGTAGCCGACGATGTCGGCCTCGCTGTGGTACGCCATGGTCTGGGGCCCCGGCAATGGCCGCCAGGGCGTGTCGTCGATGTCGGCCGCCAGCAGGCTGGCCAGCTCGGAGCGCTCCTCGTCGGTGAAGTAGCGCTCAAGCTCGCGGAACTCGACCTCAGTCACTTCGGCACGTAGCCGTTGGTGCGCAGCCTGCCCCGCTCGTCGGCAAGGAACTTCTGCTGGCTGGTCGGAACGGCCCGGCGCGGGGCCGGCGCGGGCGTTGGCTGCGTTTGTTTGGGCGCGCCAAGGGGTAGGCAGTCATCGCCGCCCAGAATGCCTCTGTTCGTCATCCCATGTCCTCCGCAAGTTTGCGCAGCTTGGCTGCCTCCAGCAGCTGCGACACCCGCGCTGCCCGGGTTGTTTCGTCCATCGGGCTCATGCTGCCGTCCGGGCTGGTCAGCTCGGTGCGCTCGGTGCGGTAGGCCTGCCGGCGCGCGCTCAGCACCTTGGCCAGCAGGGCGTCACTGTGCTTGCGGATGGTCAGGGGCACAGGCTGGCCCTTGTCGTCGAGCACCTGCCGATACTTCTCTTCGCCGTCAGCGTCGAGGTAGCGCTCGTAGACGAAGCTCAGGCGGCCCTGGTGCACCACCGGCTCTTCGTAGCCCACCACCGCGCGCCGGAACGCCTCCTGCTCGGCGCGATCGATGCCTGCCTCCATGGCCTCATCCATCGCGGCCTTGAACTCCTTGTCACGCTGCCAGGCCTTGGTGGCTGTCGAGCGCTCGATGCCCACCACGTCACAGGCATGCTGGATGACAGGGTAGACGCGCAGCGCCGCAAGGAAGGGCTCGCGCCAGTTGAAGACATTCGGGGGCATGGTGGCGCCACTCTAGCGCCGCGATGGATTCCAGTGCACCCCGGTCACCGACGCCGGTACTTGCACAGGCTACGGATCGTGTCGCGTGGCGTGTCGAAGTGCCGCGCCAGGCGCCTGTAGCCCCAGCCCTCGTCCTCGTGCATGACGCGGATGCGGTCGACAACATCGTCGTCCAGCTTGGGTCTGCGATCGTGTTTCTTCTTCTTCGAGTTTGCAGAAATTAGCATGGTCGTATGACTTTCTGAGAAAAACCCGCGGTTGCCGCGCTGAGTCTGTGTTTTTCCGCAATGTCACCTATGTCACCTAATTTAGGCAAATTTCCCTATTCTCTGTATATAGAGAGATTTACTCTCTAGAGCCGATAATAGGAAAACACATCAAATTAGGTGACTTAGGTGACAAACACTGGTCATAACAACAGTATTCCAGCCACTTTTTGGACCTTTTTGCGTGTTCCGAACCCATCTTCGACCTTCGCCTCGAACACGCAAACGCTTGGAACTGCCCGTTTTAGCTCCACCGAGAACTTCTGTTTGCTCAACGACTTGGTCCCGCCGTCCAAACACCACGCCCGGTAAGCCTCGTAAATCGTGCCTTCGAGCCCACCAGAAAGCACAGATTCGCCATCCTGCGAAATTTCGCAGCATTCGTGGACGAACTGACCCACCCGGTCCTGCTCGGTCTGGTACTCCCTGGAAGCGGCGAGAACCGCCTCGGGAGCGTGCAGGCCCTCCTGAAACCAGAGCCGGGCGCCCAGCACCAACCACGTCAGCACCCCCTGCGCCTCGGCCTTGAGACGCTCCAGGATCGTCGTGTCCTTGACGTGGTGGGCCTGCCCGGCGACCACATCTTCCCGGGAGCCGAACCGGGCCAGATACGGCACCAGCAGCACCCGGCGCCAGATGCCGGCGTCCTGCCCCCGGATGACCGGCTTGTAGTTGGTCAGCAGCTGGATCTTGTGTGTGGGCGCGAACTCGAAGAAGTCGGCGCGCATGTACCGCGCCTTCATCCGGTCACCTCCAGTGGCCTGTTTGACGAAGTCCTCCCGCAGAACACCGCCCTCGCCTGTCTCGTGGGCGGTCACCATGCGCCTGGCGAACAGGTCGGCGATCTCGGTGGGGTGGCTTTCGTGGGCCTTGGACATCAGCAGTCCAGGCGCCGCGGCGCCGGCGTAGTCTCCGAGCACGGCGGCCACGGTGTCGATCACGGTGGACTTGCCATTACTGCCAGCGCCGTAGTGCACGACGAACTGCTGCTCCCGCACCGAGCCTGTCGCGCAGTAGCCGAACCAGCGCTGCAGGAACGCCACCAGGGGTCGTGTAGGTGCCCTCTCCTCCAGGGTCACCTTGGCCAGGGTGTGCTCCCATGTCGGCGCTCTGGCCTGGGGGTCGTAGGCCACGGGACACAGCTTGGTGATGTAGTCGGCTGGGTCGTGGGGCTTGACCACCCCCGTTCGCAAGTCCACCGTGCCGTTCAGGCAGTTGAGCAGCCACGGGTCGGAGTCGATGCGCGACTCGTCCACCGTGTGCACCTTCTTGACCATCGCCAGGCAGTTGTCCAGGGTGGACTTCATCTCCGACCTGGCCGCCCACTTGTCCAGCGCCTCTGCGATGGCGTCGTTGGTCTTCTTGTCGTCGCCCGTCGCCTTCTTGGCGCGCCACTCGGAAGCCTCGGCATGGATGATCTTTGACAGGGCCTGGGCCTGCTTGTGCACGTCGCTGTCGTCGCGCCGCCAGCGCCGCCCGTCCCACCCATGCCACTGCCCCGCCACCACGATCATGTGCCGGCCGAACTTGGCCACGATGCGGTTGGCGTTGGCCAGGTCGGTTGTCAGGTGCTGCGCCTTCGGGATCTCGCGGCGCAGTTCGGGTGGAACGTCAGGCCCGACCCTGATTGCCTCGAACCCGCTGGCCGGGTCCAGCAACCCCAGACGGGACAAGAACTCGTCACGCGCCCGGCCTTTGCAGTGCGAGTGCAGGCAGATGAACTGCCCAACGGCGTGGCCGCCGGTATGCGGCAGCCGGTACTGCGTCGAGCTTTCCCCGCTGTCACCGGTGTGCTCGTCGGAGAAGGGGCACTCGATGTTGAAGCCATCCTTGGCCGGACCTTTGACGAGCCCCTTGGCCGCCAGCGCCTCGACGATAGGGTCAGTGCTGGCTACCTCAAGCATACGCTGCCCGCGCCCACCACCGCCGGCAGGCGCCGCCGCCAGCGCCTGGGCCATGTCACCGGCGTCCAGGTCTACGGTATCGCTGTTGAGCCCCTCGACGAAGCCCGAACGCGCGGGGTAGGGGTTGGCCACACCCGGCTCAAAGACAGGCCCGGCGGTGAAGTGGGCTTGCACCGGGTTGAATAGCGCCAAGTCTGCCTTGAGGCCGGCGCCCGCCGCGTAGGCCTTGAGCTGTGCGCTGGTCATCGGCGTGTTGAGCCAGAACCACAGGTGCACCTTGAGCCCGTCGGCCACCTTTGACGGGTGGCCAAACGAAGACGACAGGTGCCAGTGGTACGAGGCGCCACCCCACTGCCACGGCAGCTGCAGCTTGACGAACTCGTCGACCGCCTCTGCCGGGTGCGTCACCTCGTCCCAGGCCAACGACAGGTAGCCGTCCACGTCGATCATGACGGCGTGCAAGGGCTGGTCGTCGAAGTAGTCCAGCGCCTTGCGCACACGACCGGCCTTGAACTCAGCCCCGTCGCGAGCTTTGGCCAGCGTGTCACCGACGTAGCGCCCGCGCACCAGGCAGGACTTGGGTGCCGACTCCAGGCGCGTCAGCAGCGCCGACAGCTCCCCCAGACCAGTGACAACTTTCTCTTCAAGTCGGTAATATTTGGCGTCGTCGAAAGGGGCGATGGCCCCATCCGCGCGCCACGTCTTGGTGACTTTGTTGGTGGGGTGCGTCAGAACGCTGATGGTGTCCGTCACTCGAACTTCTCCTGTTCGCGGTAGACCCCCCGGGCGGAAGCGGCGGCGTCCTGGTAGGCGGCGCGACCCTCGGCCTCCCGCCACCACTCGACGCGGGCACGTTCTGGCCAGGGGCACTTGGTGCCCATCAGCTTCTCGGCCCTCTCTTCGACGGGCCGGGGCCAGTTGGGGGAAAGCAGCAGGCGCATCGCCAGCTGCTGGGTGAATTCGTTCTGGGTCATTTGGCGACTTTCAGGAAAAAGCCCTAGGTGGGGAGACCGAAGTCGCCAAACCCTCCCGCGTGTACGGGTTGGTCTCCCCACCTAGGGCTACACGATTTACAGGGTTGGCGCCCCTATTATGCGTTCAACCGCACAGAGTTCGGGATCGCACCGACACCGTCCATGTTGCGACGCGCGGCCGCTGACCGGCCTGCCTCGAAGGTGGCGAGCTGGGCCCGGTCCTCGGG